CAAAGCGATACTGAATGTAGCTATGCCATCGAAGCTGCCAGTATCGGTTGAATTGACAATATAAAAATACGCTTCTTTTGTGTAAATGTCACCGTCCTGGGAAGTCTGAGTGAACCGGCAAAGTATCTTTGTCTTTGCCAGTTGCAGTGCCTGCAGGTCTGGGAGCGTCAATCCTGTAGCCTCATTCAGAGATATGATCCCGTCAATTGAGGCGCTGAACGTATGAACCGTTGGTTTAAACGTCCGGTAATTTCCTGATCCGGTAACGGTGGTCTCAATCAGTTCAGTATCGATACTCATATTGCCACCCCTGGCGCACATATACGGTTTCCATTGCCCGTCATCGTAGAGATAAAAAACCATATTTTCACCCAGTACCTTACTCATGTTGTGCTGTATATGTATTTAAAAGTGTAATCAGGATCGAAGGCCGGATCATTGTCATCGTATAATTCCCACAGTGTACCATCGAACCGGTTATTTTTATAGTCAATTGTCAGCAGCCCAAAGGTATAGTTTTTTGTTGGCGTGAATGACATCCGGGCTATTGTCAGCAGGGATGCCGGTACGCTGTTTTGCCAAAGCCCGTTAAACCCACCCTCAAACTTCGCCCTGGTCTTTTGCCTCCAGGTAAGTTCATCCAGTGTGGTAAGTTCACCAAGCACCCAGCCGTTTGCATCTGCTGGGTAACGCCAGGCGGTTGTGCGGTCTTGTACAAGGCCGGTTTTTGTATCCAGGAATAATGTACCTGCTATAGAATTACGTGGGCTGTCATCCATACTCAACTCCAGGTCGCTGTTTGATTTTTTGTTTACCCCCTGAACCTGTTTATGTATGTGTCCAGTAATTTTTGATGTATCATTAATAGCTGGAGTTACCGTAAGCCTTATATCTTTGTAATGTGTCTCACGGCTGTTGTTTGCAGGTAAAGCTGTGGCGATGGAAAGATAACAAGTTACTAAACCTGTGAATGGGACAGGTGAAGAAATTATTTCAACATTATGCCATTGGTTTGTATTATCTCCACTATCTACACTGTAACTAAAACCAAGCGTTGACAACCAATCCCCGTTGTCTACAGGAAGTTCATCTACGTACCTATAAAGTGATCCATCAAATAACTGAACCGTAAAAACAGTTACGACTAATCCAGGTTGACTAATATTTGTCCTGAAGGCAAATGAGAAGTTTAATTTATCATTCTCATTTACTTCAAACGCCGTTCCTGCAACAGCCCTTCTATCATCAAATGCTGTTCCCCTGGCAACAATATATCTCTCCAGTTCATTGCCTGTAGCTGTATCATAAACCACCCGGATAAACCGTGTGCAGGCTGGAGTACTCCATGATCCCTCCCAAAACGTTGCAACATATTCTTTATACGTCCTGCCAGCCGATTGGTACTCAGCTATCAAGTCTCCTAATATTTGCAGATCATAGTTCTGTAGTAAATATTTAGGCTGAACGTAGTTAAACTGTTTCCGGCTGAACTTATACCCTCTTACACCACCCTGCACAAGTTCATATTCAGGTTGAGTAAGTTCAGGTTCAGGGCCTACGTTAAATACGTTGCTGAATGTATCTGTACCAACAAAAGCAAAAGTTTCATCATAAACAAAAGCATTTATTGAATTGCTTACTTTTCGGGTCTCATCCCAGCAGACAATATTCCAGCACCCGTTGGCCTGAAATAATGTACACCGGAACGTAGTTAATATCCGAGTAAGTGTTTCGTAGCAGTTCAGGTATGTTTCACCGGTTATGAAAGTCTGGCTGTCAATCAACGTCTGGTCAAGTGTACTCAGTGTGTTATCCTGCCGGTACTCATAAATGTTAAGGAATATGTTAAGTACAAGCGGCAGGTTTGTTTGACCCAAACAGCAGGCGATAATTGAAAGCAAACTATTCCTTTGCAGCAGGTTAACCTCACCAGTAAGGTATATTGTCTCATCCCCGTATGCGATACCCCCCGTTGTTGTAGTAGTAGTTATTGTCCAGTTATAACCAATGGATGAAATAACGGTATCTTCTTTTACGGCTGTGTCAATAATGTATGTGCCTCCTCCGATTTCAATCGTATCCCCGGCCTGTGGGTAGAAAGCTGTTGATTCAACGTACACATAAACCACCGTGTCAACCCCATTTGTTTGGCGAACCGCATAGAATGACCGGCGAACATCTGCATCCGAAAGTATTACTCCCTTCAGCAGGCCCAGGCTATCGGTTGCTGATAAGGTTATTTCATGTCCGAAATCAACCATACCTTCGTAGAAGTCATCCTGAACCAGGTACCCAATGAACCGTATATTATTATTTTCATCCAATAACTGAACCTGCACACCGTCATCATCCTCAGACTGAAATGAATTGATAGGTATATTCCCTTCATTGATTAGCCGTATATCCAGCGATTGCCCTTTAATAGCTGCGTTTGGTTCGTCAACCGTACAACGCTGGATTACCGTAGTGCCTCCACCGGTAAGCGTGGCAACCTCCCCCGCATAGTCCTTAAACAGGAACTTCAGTGTGTAATCCCGTGACGGGTTGTTGTCATCCGAAACGCTGGTAAATTGTGTTTGGTATTTTAAACCGTATGGCATATATTTGACTTCAGTTAGTACTGAGTTATTTGGGTATTACAATGGTTGTTTACAAACTAAATCCTGGTATTTTTATATCGGGATTTTTTGTATCTTTATACTGATAATTTGGTTTTTCATAGTATTCTAAGTAACCGGCCCCTGTTTCTACAGGGGCTTATTTAATTGTTTCTACCCATCGCATCCGATGCCCGGTTAAAAGCAATGACAAGATCCGTCCCTCTCAGTGTAATATCTGGTATGAACACCATCTGCCCACCACCATATGCATTCAGTTCGTTATTAGGTTGAACGGATGACCCTTTTGGCAGATAAACCATTTCCGGGCCACGTTCACCAACCAAAGCAGTACCACCACCGAAATTGCGGACACCGGTAGCGAATGCCTTTTGCTTACTCACAGCATTTTGTAATGCTGCTCCAAGTGCCGTTATTGCCACGCCCACCGCAATACCCACAACCGGGTTAGAAAACCCTATTTTTTTAAGTATTGCCAACTGAACATTAGCCTCTATAATCTTTTGCCCAATAGCCTTTAAACCACCTGCCAAAGATTTAACGATACCTGAAAATGCACCATCAATACTTACCCCGGATAAAGCGTCCCCGATAGCTTCACCAAGCCCTGAAAAGGCATCTACAAATACACTTTTCACAATAGCGTTCACCTGGTCTGCAAGTTCTATCGCTGCCTTATTTATCCCAGCGGGATCAGTCTTAAACTGAGGCTGAACATTAACAACGATCTTGCTGGTAAACTCCTTATCCTCAATATCTTTAAAAAGGTTCCGCAAACTATTGATATAAAAACGTGGATCTTTCGGTGGTTCAATCTTTATCTTTTCTGCCGACACCTTTATCTCAGGTAGTTTTACCGTACTACTTAGCTTGAAAAGTTGTTTACTTAGATTATCAATCTGGTTTGTCAGGTTGTTAAGTTCTGCAGCAGCCTGCTGGGCAGTAATATTTGTACCAAGTATTTTTTGTGTTTTAAACACCTGGTCTGCCAATTCTTTTTGCGCTTTAGCTGCTTCCAGTGATGTAGCTGAGAAGTCTTTTAGTGGCTTATTGAACGTCCCCTGTGTTGAAGCAAGTATCTTCTGTAATTCAAGTTGCCTGGCAATCTTTTCTTCTAACTGTGATTGAAGTATTTTAGCAGTAATTACATTCTGCAAGTTAGCAACGTATGCTTTGTACGCATTATCCAGTCCGATGACAGCACCTTGTTCTAACTTCAGGTTCTTAAATATCTCAGGTTGAATATCCTGAAGTTCTTTAATAGCAGATAGTTTTCTATCCCTTGTTTCATTTTCATTTTTAAGAACCCCGATCAGTCCTAAAACCTCGGTTTGTTCCCTTGCCACTTCATCGGTTGCCTGCCTTAAAAAGTCTGTGTACGTCTTTACCTTCCGGCCCGCCTTTTCAGCCTCATCACCGGAACGGAAAAACCCATTCATTGCCAGTACTGAAAGTATAGATGTGGCAGCAGATACGGCAAGTGCCAACCCACCTGCGCCGGCCAAGCTGCTGGCAAGTGCTTGGAAAGCACCTTTTGTGCTTCCTGTTTCTACCTTCAATCTTTGAAATGATGCCAGTAACGGGTCTATGTTATTTGCAATACCTATGATGCCGAAAGGGGCATCCTGAACAACCCGGGAAAAGTTTGATAAAGCAGTGGTGGCCTGAGATGAACCACCTTTTAATTTAACCATAGCACTATCTGCCTTTGCAGCAGCTACAGCAGTACCAGCAAGTTGCGCCTGTACCTTTTTAAGCCCAGCCTCCGCACCGGCAACCTCCGCCCCTATGACTATTTTTATATCGCTCATTTATCGCCTGAAAATTTAAGTTTTATGCCGTGTGCCTTTTCGATCTGCGCCCTCAGGTTCCTGACTTCCTCAGCACTACCCCAAACCTTTTTAATAACGTCCTGCTGGTACTTTTTAGGCATTGGCCATGCCTTGTTAAAATCATCGTTCTTCACAAACCCAGCCGATGCAAACTGAGCTACGTTACGCATCAGCATCATATTGTTTTCCTCTTTACGATAATAGCCCTCGACCGCATAATAAAACGATTCCGGGCTACTTACTAACAAATCTCTTTCCGTCCATCCTAAACATCCACAGGCGACCCTGTAACACTCGGCTCTGTAGTCACTTCCAATAATTTTTTTTTATCATTTTCCTCAATTAACTTTTTAAACACGGATGATTCCTTAAAGGCATCAGCTATCTTCAAAGCCGTATCCTTATCAAGTTCATCCACCCATTCACAAACATCCTCAAACGTGGCAGGCACTTCAACACCGTTAACCGTCTTTGTCAATTCCTCACCTTTCACATAGCAGTTTGATTTCAATCCACCCCAGGCCGTTGCATAACCGGCTGTGGCTGCATAGTTCTCAAAGTCAACCTTATCCTGCATCCACATAATAGCACCCTGGTTGAACTTTAGCCCCCGTAAACGCCCCCCTATTTCTACCTGTATGTAACTCATTATGAAGTAGCGGTTGTTTTAGAAATGGTACCATACGGGGCAATCTTACCTGAGAAAGTTGCTACGGTGTCCTGTGCAAATACCTCAGTAAGTTCACTGACGAAACCAGTACCGTAATAAGTAACGTCCCCGGTTACCGGCGTTACCTTACCCACTTTCCAGTAGATAGTTGTTTTCTCTCGCCAGTGATCATCCAGTTCATCAGTGGATGTTTTACCACTGTCAGGATCAGCCATTACCTGGCCTTCGAAAGAGATGCCATTGTCCTGTGTACCGGGTAACTTATCCGGTCCACATTTAGACTTTGCATCAATCTCCGATGTGGTACGGGTAACGGTTTGGCTGGTAAGGCAAACCACTGTTTCATAGGTAACGCCATCCAAGCCTATAAACAGCAGTACATCTGTGCCATTAATTTTATGCTCTGCCATGTTTTAATTTTTTATAAAGTTAACAATTTTTGCAACACCGTTGCATTTTTTATGAAATATCTGATCGTAAATAAATCTTGTGTCCGAACGTCAATACCCGGCTTTGGTACACCCTGTTCGCCTGGGATATAGGCGGAGGGCTCACGTCATTCAAAAGCCTGGTTGAAATGATCTGCATCCCGTCTGCTGTCAATATACCGGACGGGTTAGGTAACACCCGGTTAAAAACTTCCCTGGCAATCAGATCGGACGTCAATCCGCTATTGCTGCCATCTGTCCATGTCTGTATCTCCACTGTAATGGTTGTATCTGTATCGCTGCTGTTCATTGTGGATGCGTCTGTATTGGTGATTGACCTGAACACTATGTAGGTATCCGGCGATACCGTCCCCGGAACTGCGCCGTAAAACGCAGGCACCCCAGCCACGCATTCATTTAATGCCGTTTGGTAAGCTATCCGCAATGAGTAGTTTACGTCAATCATAGCTTAATGGCATTAAGTTCTTTAATCAATATCGGTATGTTTGTGTTGACCGCCGGGTACAGGTACGGCTGCGCCGGTATGCCTTCCCTGAGTATCTTTAAAGCAATGGCGTATGCTGCCTGCTTGTTTTGTTGCGCCTGCACATCTTTCGATCCTGTCCTGCGGCGTGACTTTACGCTGTAAGTGCCAGTTACACCTATGGGGCCGGCAAACCCGGTTCCTAATCCTTTGCGCCTCACCCATTCAGTTATACGAAGTACCATTTCTTCAAAAGTGCCACCACGTCCACCTTTCGCCCTGGCAGCTACCTGCCTCCAGTCTGCAGGCAATGATGATACATACTGAGCAGCAAATTTTCTGGTGCCGAACTCCAGGTAAGCGGCATAATCCACCCCAACACTTATTTGAGTACCTAATCTTATTTGATCTTGACGGATAGAACCCTTTAAAAGCCCTTCGTCCTCAGGTGCATTATCTTGAGCGGATAGTACAACATTTAGCCCGAAATTATTAAAGCAAGCCTGTACCTTCGGTTCGTATTTTTTAATATCGAACCTGGCCAGTGCCTTCTGCAATCCTTCTATTCTTACTGCTTGTGCCATTATGAAATATCTACAAATGTGTCTGTTCGTGCAAAACGCAATACCATGAACCGTTTCATTCCCTCTGTTTCAATAGTAACTGAACCGCACGTACAAACCTGACCCTCATAAACCATTTTAGTCGTGCTTTTAAACCGGCTGTCAAACCTTACCCGGACACGGTAATCGTATCTTGTAAGATCGGTTGACTCAGCAGCGTATGTATTCCCTGACCTGTCCTGTATCTCAGCCCATGCGTTCCATTGATCAATAACAGTATCCGTTACACCACCACCGGCATCAACCGTGTATGATTCGTTCTGAAATAATGGGTATCTATTGAATTTACCAATCGGCATTACTTACGGATTAATGGGTTAAGAATAAACCTTACGTCAGGCGAAATTCCTTTGTTCTCATCTCCTCTGTTTTCAAACAGGTAAAGCGTCTGCATTTTAACAGCCGTTACAATGTTTTCAGGACAAGTTGTGTAACCGCCATCATAAATAATAGTTATGAATGATAATGTAGGATATTGAAGTTGTTTAAACAGGCGCCCGGTAAGTTTATATTCAGTTGATGTTATTGCATTACCATCAAAATCAGATACTGAATAAATTTGTCCTACAGGTCCATAAGGCAGAAATATACCGCCGTTTGCATTATTTATTGTAGCCTGCACTTGCCGGGAAACAAAACTAACTCCTGTATATTTTTCACATTGCTGCCTTGCTGCAGTAATAAGCAATAAAATAAGACTGTTTTCAACTGATGAATCAATCTTGCCCCACTCCTTAAAGTCAGCAATAGTAAACAATTCACTCTCTGGTTCTTCTATCTCAATATCCAGCACCTGGTTATACGATGGCCCTTTGGCTGTGTTGTAAAACCGGTTCCTGTAATAATAATCTTCGTTCCTTGTGTAATCCATTGCTTAAAATTAAAATAGCCCTGCCCAATACTGGACAGGGCCTTATTATGATGCGTGAATCGGTTACGATACTGCGTCAAATGAACCGTAGATGAAGTAATCGTTGCCATACACAGGCAATGCGATCCTTTCTTCGATCCGAACGGTAATCTGATTGGTTTGTACGTTGGTGCCGTCCTCACGGAAGAACTCAACACGGGCAGGTTCACGGGTAATGAAGTTAGCCCCCATATTCCAGTCGCCCACCAGGAAGTCAAGTGCCCTCTGTGCTGTGGATCTGAACACCGGTACACCGGCAATATACATTGTGCCACCAACCCTTTCAACCAGGTTAACAGGTAATGTATAATCACCGGAAGTTGATCCCTTGTACAGCCACAATGTGTACCAGTCTGCCGGGTTCAACAGGATGCCATTGGCTTCCCTGTCCAGGTTCTCAAGTTGTGATATGGCATTAACCAGGGTTTCAGCCCGGTTTGTTACGGCGGCTGCAGCAGCAGTGAAGTTTCCAACAGACTGGATACCCAGCAGGTTAGAACCAACGCCGTTACCGTCCAGGATCTGCTCATCTTCAACACGAAGCAATTTCTCAGGCAGGCGGCTTTGCAGGAAGGTGGTCATGCCTTCAACGTCATCCAGTAGGTTAACACTCATTTTCATAAACCCGGCAATCCACTGAGCACGTACGGAAGTTTCCTGCAGGGCCAGTCCAAACTGCGGTTTTTGAGCACCTTCAGCAGTTGGTGCAATCGGTGAACCTGAACCAGTGATCTCCTTAACGAAATCAAAGGTCGATTTGTTACCCATACCACCACCGGGTAGTAATTCCCGGATATGCAGCTTACGTTTCGGCAATTCAATGATACCAGGACGTACATACGTTACACTGGCTCCGGCTGTGGTAAATGCATTACCGAAAGTCATGTCTTTCAGGTCAATCCTCAGCGTTTCACCTTTTTTCAGGTTAGCCAGCTTGTCGGCGTTCTCTTTGGCTGCGATTGCAAAAGCCTCATGGAATTGTTTGCCTTCTGTTCCATTGGCTGCAAATCGGTCTTCTTTTACCAGGCGTTCCATATCGGCCCAATCATCAACCATTGCTTTGAAATCGGTTGCCAGTTTGCTCAGGGATTCCGGGCTTACGTCCGATGGAAGTCCTTTAACCTCAGCGATCTTTTTTTCTGCCAGGTCAAGCATCTTTGCTGCCTCTGACTTTGCGTTGTCATCGGCGGTTTTCAGGATAGCGGCTTTTGTAGTTTCAAGTTCGGCCACAATAAGCGCTTTAATATCTTCTGCCATGTTTTTTAGTTTTGTAGTTGTGAGTGAAATGTTTTAAATGCTTCTTTGATCTGATCGGCTATATCTACCGGCTGAGTGACGTTTTTAGTCTGCTCAGTAAGCGTAATGATAACCTGTGTCAATTGCTTATTTTCAATTAAAAGAAGTTCGATTGTTTCGTCCGATGCGGTTGTGTTGGCGCAAAACTTTTCAATGCTTTTCTGCCGGTTAACATAACCCTGTATCACATCTTCCATTTTCATACCCTTCATTCCGGTCAATGGCGTGTTCGGGTTTGATCCCCAGGCCGTAAGGCTGCTTCCTTCGTACAGTTTTATATCAGTTAGTTCATACCAGCCCTTATCCGGGTTCTTTACATATTCTTCATAGTCCTGTAACTGGTTACGCTTCATCGTCCTGAAACCTATGCTGTGTTCGGTGATCAACCCGCTTTCCACCATTTTAACGAAGTCGCTTCCCAGCGTGTGAGTGCCTACATGAGATTCATATGCCAGGCCTTTAATATCTTCCTGAAGCATTGTTATCTTACCAAGCGGTTGAGATGAATTATGGTTCATCAGGTGCTTGATACGTGGTGTAGCCGATTGTGGCCCCCATTCCTGTATTGATTTAGTGAAAGCGCCTTTGCGGATAATATCCCCGTCTGAATCAACATTATTAAAAGCGGAAAAATAACCGGTGACGATACCCTTTTTGCCATCCACGTCTTTAATGGATGCCCCTATATGACCGGCTTTGTAAAGATATATTTCGTTCACGCTTGTAAAATTAGATTTTAAACAGGCGTAAAATTTTGCTATATCAATGAAACTTACTACTTTGTGTATCAATTATGAGCAACACAGAATTAGTACAGAAACTTTCTGAAGGATATACCTCAAAGGAAATAGCTGTTGAATGTGGGGTTAATTACTGGACTCTGAGAAAGCGGATAATTGATTTGAAGGTTCAGTGCCTTTGTAAGACCATCCCTCAGTTAGTGGCAAACTTCTTCCGGCGTGGACTGATAAGTTAAGGTATCCCGGCCACCACACACCTGCAGTTGCAACACTCATTTGCACCCCCTGCCTTGTCCCCTGGGTGATCCATTAATGATAAACCAACATGAAACTTATCTTCCACTGGTATTACCGTTTGATTTACTGTTGCGTGGTGCATCCTTACCCGGCTGTCACGGGCTGAGATCCATATCTTTTTAGTAGCGCCGGCCAGTTTTGCATTGATCATTGATCCAGCATTGGCAGCGTTAACCGTTTCAGTACGGGCAATCAACCTGGCACGTTTGGCTGTGAAGTCAGGTGCTTCTAACCGGTTCACTATCTCATCGAATGACCAGCCATGTAAAGCAGCTTCGCTTAGTACTTCCTGAATAAGTCGTTTTGTTGTGTTGGTAATACCTTCTGCATCATTAAGCAGGTCAAACCCAAAATATTGCTGCATGAACGTAACAATACGTTCACTGAATCCCATTTGACCGGTTGCTTTTGCTTGCCTGTATAGTGTTCGTGAATGTCTGGCCCAAACTGATCCGGTCTGTTTATACAGGTCAAGCAAGACAGCATACAAACCACCTGAACGGACGTATAACACATCCTTTGTATGTATGTATTGCTGCACCTGTGCTTTAAGCGCCTTGTTTATTTTAGGAGCATACATTAGTTCGTACCTCATCTGAAACCGGTGGAATTGTAGCCAATACTGTTTTTGCTGAGATGCTGTCATTTCATTTCCGTTCTGGGTTCATACGGTGCAGGTTTAGCCACTCTTACCATTTCTTCAATATCCAGCCGTAGTCTGGCCCTGCGTTCCATCTGCTTCGCTCTGGTGATGGCACATTTAGGATCAAGCGGTATAGCCCGTTCAATTATCTCCCGTATCTGTTGCTGCGTAATCATTGGCTGTATTGTCTATTGGTTGTACTTCAATTTCAAGATCATCCGCTAACTGATATCCCTGCTTAATAAGCAAACGATCTGCCATCTCATCGTCAAGCTGATCCATACCCATATCATACCGCATTTCATTCAGCACAATAGCCGGGAGTGCTGCCCAGGCGGTAGCTTTATCCTTCATATTTTGTTGCAGTTCGGGTATCTTACTCAGGTCAGGGCGTACGCACTTTCCTTCTCCGAAAATATCAACCGTTCCTTTTCTTATCCCGTCACACATACGAATAACGTTCGGAATAATTGCATTGGTGTACATATCCTTTCGCATCTCCTTAACATTACTTTCTGTAGATGCCTTCTTATTGTTAAACAACACCGATGACAACGAATAAGCATTGCATATCTTATCGAAGTCAACATCGGCCTGGGCAATGGCATCCATTTCAACCAACGATAACCCAAGCTGCAATACTCCCATTTCACCGGCTGAGAAATATGGCGCTCCCTTATTTTCAGGATTGCGTAGGAACCGGGAAAAGTTTTCTTTATGTTGACCCATCGCAGATACTTCTTCATTCAGTGCCGATCCGCCTGAGCCGCGATCTGCATCAATACCAGGTGTTTTATCATACACGATTGAAGGCACACCACCGTTCTGCATCTGTGATACCGATGCGCTCATATTGGCCTGTAATCTTGTCAACCTTTGAGCCAGTGCCTTTATAGGACCCATGCCACGATGGCGTTCATTGTATTGCGTAGTTGGGTTGAAATATTTTACATAAATTACTTCTTCAGCCTTCAATGTAAATGTGGTTCGTGTATCCTGGTAACGGTATCCAATAATTCGGTTAGGGAAAACATCCTCCTGTATTACAGTCATGAATGACGGGTGCAGGAACTCGATATTTAATTTGCCTTTGTTTGGCCCTAAAAACAGCGCATCCTTCCACATAAAAACCTCACCTGACATATACAGCCATGTGTACATTATCTCCCGTTGCTCCATTGTCATCCTGCTCAGGAACTGCTGCATCTTGTCAGATGGTGGCAGATCCTCACCAGTTGCTTCATCATACGCAACCAATGGAACTTGAGCCGATGAAGTGGCAAGGCGTGAAACAACGCTGTACACATCATCGAATATAATGTAGGCCTCAACTTCTTTAACAGATTGCCAGGATGGGAATATCATCGTTCGTATCTGTTCAATGGATTGCGAACGGTTAAAAGTTTGGAGGGCTTTAACAGTCTGCATCAGTTGCAGGTTCTGTTTTTTCAGTGTTTTTATACCGAATATATCCATTGTCTAATATTGAGCGGCCCGAAAACCGATTTTTGGTTTAAGTTCAAACCACTCACGC